TACATCACCGGCGTACAACTCGAAAAAGGCAGCACAGCCACGAGCTTTGATTACAGGCCGTATGGTACGGAGTTGGCGTTGTGTCAGAGGTATTTTGAGAAGTCTTATGCGCAAGGGACAGTCCCAGCCACAAGTACTTCTACTGGGCTTGTGCAAGCTCTTGCAAGTACCAATTTAAATCAAATTGCGGGTATAAGATGGCTTGTTGTTAAAAGAGCGTCACCAACCGTTACTGTTTGGTCGCAAAACGGGACTCTTGCAACATTAAGCAATGAATCTTTTGCCAATGCGCCTAACGCCGGTACTTGGGCGGCTTCTGATATTGCTGACTCCGGATTTAGGGCTGTTGTTGGAAGCGGTGGCCTTACGCAAGCGGCGGGTTACAACTACCATTACATCGCCTCTATAGAGCTATGACTATGTACAAACTAACCCAAGGTGAAACCGTGCAACGTCTCTCAGACGGTGCGTCCATACCCTTCGACCCAGCCAACACCGACTATCAGGCATATCTTGCGTGGCTTGAAGAAGGCAACACACCGGAACCTGCTGACGAGGTAAGCGATGCCTGACTGGTTGACTAACATTGGCGTAGGTATCGCTGCTGCTGGCGCTGGTGCATACGGTATGTACCAGAAGATTATGGCCGACAGCCGGAACAACAAGGCTGCTGATGCTACTGACGCTGCATGGCAGCAGGTCATCACGACTCTGCGTGAGGAAGTATCTCGATTATCTGAACGATTGGCTGCGGTTGAAGAACAAAATCGCAAATGTGAAGAAAGAAATGATATTTTGCATCAAGAAATTCTTGATTTAAAAAAGCAATTACATTTATTTTAATTAATGCAAAAATATACCATAAGACAAAATAAAAATTTAAATCTTATGGTGCATTATGGAACCAATATCCACAGCAATTATGGTGGCGCAGGGCGTTAAACTTGCGCTTACTAGTGTAAAAGAAACAGCGCAATTAGCCAAAGAAACATTTAAAGAATTGGAAGAAATGGTTGGTGCTGGTGCATCATTGATGGATGCTATGCCATCATTTTCAAAATTCTTTTCTCATTCCAGCAAATACGAAGAAAAGCGAATCGAATTAGTTGAGGCGCAGCAAAAGCAGGATGCAATTATTGAAGAAACCGGAATCAAACCACCCGAATATATTTCCGATGCTGAATATGTCCTGGAAATGATGGCAATTGATCGTGAGCAAAAAATGTTTTATGAAAACATAAAGCAATGGCTTATATACAATTTTTCTGAAGCAGGTTTATGGGATGATTTTAGTCGGCGATTAAACAAGCTGCAATCAGATCGGCAAGAAAAAGCAGAGGCAAAGCGCAAAGCGGAAATGGAAAAGCGGCTTGCTGAAAAAATCGCTGCAATGAAAAAGCGCAGAGAAAAAGAAAAGTTTTGGGACAATGTGCAAATAATAATTGGTGTGATATTTGGTGCTGCCGCAACAATTGCAACTGCTTACGGTATTTTGTGGATGCTTAAACAAGGGGTTTATTAATGCTAACAATGCTATCGACATTCCTATCGTTTTTGATAGGTGGCTTGCCAAAGATTCTGGATTTTTTTCAAGACAAATCCGACAAATCGCATGAATTAAAACTTGCCCAATTGCAGACTGAGCGCGAATTGCAAATGCTTGAGCGTGGATACAAAGCGCAAGAGCGCATCGAGGAAATTCGGCTGGATGAAATAAAGACAGAAACAACGGCAGCAACACATCAAGCATTGATTCAGGCGCAACAGGCTGAAATGGCTGCTATTTATGCTCATGATGTTGCAATCGGTAAAGGCGCAAGTCAATGGATGATTAATCTGCGCGCAAGTGTTCGCCCAATCATTACCTATGGATTTTTTTTCTTGCTGTGCGCGATTGATGCAACATTGGCTTACAAAGGATTTGAGGCTGGCGTAAGTTTTAATGATATGGCAAAACAACTTTGGGATGATGAAACGCAAGCATTGTTTGCTGCGATCATAGCGTTTCATTTTGGCGGCAGGGCATTCGGCAAATGATTAGCCAAAAAATGCGTGAAGTGCTGAAACATCATGAGGGCATTCGATACAAACCATATCGTTGTCCCGCATTGCTTTGGACGGTCGGCGTTGGTCATGTGTTATATCCAGAGCAAGGCAAGTTGCCAATGGATCAGCGCATGGCATTTCAATTGCGCCCCGAAGATAATAGAGTCTGGACAAAAGAGGAAATCGATGCGCTGCTTGTTTACGATCTTAAACGGTTTGTCAGAGGCGTATCCGTTTATTGTCCTGCTGGCCTTAATCAAGGGCGCATGGATGCACTTGTATCCTTTGCTTTTAATTTAGGTAATGGTACGTTGCAACGGTCAACGCTTCGCATGAAACACAATCGCGGCGATTATATTGGTGCATCAAATGAGTTTTTGAAATACGTCAAAGCTGGCGGCAAAGTATTAAAAGGGCTAGTAAAAAGGCGCAATGATGAGCGAGCGTTTTACCTGCAACCTTAAAGATAATGTTTTGAGGATGATTGCCGTTGCCTTAGTCGGCGGCAATATTCTTTATCTGCTACTGAAAAATCAGGGCTGATTTCTGCAACATCACAAGATATTCTGTCGGGCTTTTGAACTAGCAACGCAAGCATACAAATTGTTGCCACAGAAACGCACAAATAAAAAAGCATAACAATCGTTGCTGCTTTCATATTTTCTCCTTATTTAAATCGGCGTTCAACACAACCTTTGCATACCCAACGCCGATTTTTTTTGTTTGCATACAGTTTATAAAATCCACCAACCGAATTTTTTGTCATTTGGCAATTGCTGCAATACCTTGTTCCTGCCGGGCTTTCTGGTGCTGGCTCAAGATTCCTTGACCCACAATCCGTTTGCATCTAAATATCCTTTGCGATTCTTTATCTGGTCATACGCTGCTTGATAACAAGCGACAAGCGGCAAATCTTCAATGGCGGCAATCATGGTCAACGTCACCATCACATCACCAATCGCATCAATAATACCTGCTTTGTCATTGGCTGCAATAGCATCAACCAATTCTTGCACTTCCTCTTGCGTCTTTTTAACCTGTGCTGCGCTGGTGCTGTTTTGAATAATGCCTCTTGCCTCGCCCCAACGAACAACATCCAATTCAATAATGTTAAATGTGTTCATGTTTTTTCCTATTGTTTAGTGGCAAATTCCATTTGGCGTTCGGCAGTAATCAAATCAATACGATCAATTACATTATGCATTTGCTCAATTTTTCCTTGCATAAATCCCAAATCATAACTGGTCATAAATAATGCTTTGGTGGCTGCATCAAATGATGTTTTATTAACCATCGTTTCAAAATCAATTCGCGTCATAATTTATCCTTGTAATTGGTACAACCATTTGTTTGCATCACGTTTGCATTTAATGTCAAACCCATTGAACCGCAATTCAGTGATGATGCTATTTACGGCGCAAACTTCGGCACGTTTGATAATGTCCATTGTGCTGTGCCATTTTTTATCTTTCAGCACAGTGATTACCTTTTGCAAACGCAATGAGTTTTCGATGTTGGCATAGTTCATTGTAATTTTCCTTCACCCCGGCGGTTGGCATTCTGAGTGCGCCATGCCTCGATTGTGGCTTCGGCTGCAACTCTTTTCCATTCATGCAAAACATCATTTTCAATCGCTGCCTTTAATGCATCCAAATGCGCGATATATTCTTCGGATCGGTATGCTTCGCGTTCTTGTGCGGCAAGCGGTTTATCAAGATGCATCTGCATCACGTTTGCTTTCATGGTCTTGCGATATTCGACAAGATAAATGCGATGGGCTTTTGCTTCGGCGGCGGCTTTGGCTTTATGGCGCAAAAAATCCAATGCTTTTGTACGTCATTATCAGTGACTATTTCTTTCATATTTCCTCACATAGAAAAAGGTGGGCTAATCGCTGCACTACGGGTTGATGAACCCCTATTGTTAATCAAAAAACCGCAGCATCCGCTTTCGCCCGGTGATCGTTAATTGCAAGTAGTATTGCAGTTCCCACCATAACAACAGGTAGTGCAATAGACGCATTGACCATTGCTACAATAAGTATTGTATGTGCAAGCTGCATAAGACATTGTTGCGGTTGCTGCTAGCCAAATGGCGATAATGTATTTCATTATTTATCCTTTCTAAAGATTAAGGCATTAATAAAAGTTCTTTGTGCCTTTGTTTATGACATGGCTGGCAAAGCCACATAACGTCTAATGGAAAATCATAATCCTCATGATGCGCCAAAGATTTTTCATTTCCACATCTAACGCAAGGTTGTCTGATTAACTTTCCAGATCGAATTGCTCTTGTTACTGCATTGTGGCACTTGGTTCTGCGTTTATCACTTTGCCGCCATGCTGTACTTATAGCGGCAGCGGTTTTGTATCTTTCAGGTTCTTTTGCTCTTTTTAAATCATAAGCTCTGTAATAATCAATTTTTGCATTTCGATTATTTATAGAATCTTTTTTATTACATTCCTTGCATTTATTTAAATAACCATCAGCCATTTGAGAATGTTTGTAAAATTCATCCAATGGCTTGATGGTATTGCACTTAAAGCATTCTTTAGAATGAGTCATGATATGTCCTTTGTGCTGAAAACATAACCATTATA